AATTAAATAAAGAATTAGATGGGAGAATTCATCTTTACATTCTGAAATAGAAATGATTGATGGAGATATAACAAGGGTTCAAAATAACATAACAACAATAAGGAAAAATACAGATGACAAAATTAATTCCGTTGATGCTTTTACTTTTAGTGAGCTTCAAAAGTTTTTCGCAAACAGATACGATAGTATCGTTGAAAGAACCAGTAGCAAGACTGGTAATTAAAGATTTAATTAAAGGTGATGGGCTTGGGTTAGAATTAAAAGAAACTCAAGAACTTCTTCATTTAGAACAAAAGAAAGTTGTTATTAAAGATTCTATTATTGGAAACTTACAATCAAAAATTGTAAATCTTGAAGTTATAATTGCAAAAAAAGATGAACAGTTTTCAATAGAAAGACAAAAATCAGAATCCTTATTAAAAGAATTAAAATCTGAAAAAAGAAAAGGATTCTTATATAAGATTGGAACATATGTTGGTATAGTAGCAACAGGATTATTATTAGTAAAATAAATAAATGGCAAGTTTAAAGGAAATAATCAAATTAGAATATCAGAGGTGTGCATCAGACCCGATATACTTCATGAAGAAGTATTGTATGATTCAACACCCAGTTCGTGGTAAGATTCCTTTTCATTTATTTCCATTTCAGGAAAGAACACTTACTGAATTTAAAGACCACCGATATAACATCGTATTAAAATCAAGACAAACAGGTATATCAACCCTTGTTGCTGGATTTTCATTGTGGAAGATGTTATTCAACCAAGATTTTAATGTTCTTGTAATTGCAACCAAACAAGAAGTTGCAAAAAACTTGGTAACCAAAGTTCGTGTAATGAATCAGTATTTACCTTCTTGGTTAAAACAAGAAACGGTAGAAGATAACAAATTATCTCTACGATACTCTAATGGTTCACAAATTAAAGCAACTTCTGCTGCAGGAGACGCAGGTCGTTCCGAGGCGTTATCACTTTTGGTATTTGATGAGGCAGCCTTCATTGATAAGATTGAAGAAATTTGGATATCTGCTCAATCTACTTTATCAACCGGTGGTAATGCAATTATCCTTTCTACTCCAAATGGGGTGGGTAATTTCTTTCACAAAACTTGGGTGGGTGCCGAAGATGGGACAAATGACTTTAACACAATTCGTTTACATTGGTCAGTTCACCCAGAACGAGGTCAAGCTTGGAGAGATGAACAAGAAAGATTGTTAGGTCCAAAAGGTGCTGCACAAGAATGTGATTGTGATTTCGTTTCTTCGGGGGATACTGTAATAGACCCACAACTTCTAATGTTTTATAAGGAATCCTTTTGTCAAGACCCAATTGAAAAAACAGGTTTTGATGGAAACCTTTGGAAATGGGAATATCCTGATTATCAAAAAGGTTATTTAGTGGTTGCCGATGTTGCTAGAGGTGATGGGGCTGACTACTCTACTGCTCATGTAATTGATGTAGACCAATCTGCTCAAGTTGCTGAATACAAAGGAAAATTAGATACAAAAGATTTTGGAAATTTCTTGGTGGCACTTGCAACTGAATACAATCAAGCACTACTCGTAATTGAAAATGCGAATATTGGTTGGGCAGTAATCCAACAAGTAATTGACAGAGGATATTCTAACTTATTCTATATGAGTAAGGATTTAAAATATGTGGATGTAGAGCATCAACTACATAACAAATACCGAGCAGAAGAACGAGGTATGGTTGCTGGATTCTCAACTACTCAAAAAACTCGTCCTCTCATCGTTTCCAAGATGGAACAATATATCAGGGAGAAAGATGTAACAATTCGTTCAACTCGCCTTATAGATGAGTTATTTACCTTTATATGGAGTGGTAATCGTGCAGAAGCAATGAGAGGTTATAATGATGACCTTATTATGGCATTTGCAATCGGACTATGGGTTCGGGATACTGCCCTTCGATTAAGACAAGAAGGAATTGATTTGACTAAACAGGCAATTGGCAGTATTGGTCAATCATCACTTGATTTAGGTGGTTTTGGTGGCAATTCTTTTAATGATGAAAATCCTTGGAAAATGCAAGTTGGCGACCGAAACGAAGACTTAACTTGGCTCTTAAAATAGGTTAATAAAATAATTATATATTTATAGTATAAGGAGAAAAATTACTATGATAAAAATGTCATCTTTATTAAACGAAGAAAATTCATATTGTGAAGAATACGATGTAGTATCTAACCAAGATATTAAAGAGTTCGTAGAATTCATGAGAGAATATAAATCAGATGTGAATGAGGCAGAATATCAAGGGAGAGAGGTTCCTCTTGGTAAACCAATGCAAGGTGATGTTAAGAAATTTAAAGTTTATGTAAAAAACCCACAAGGAAATGTTGTAAAGGTAAACTTCGGTGCAAAGGGGATGAAAATTAAAAAGAATAACCCCGAACGAAGAAAATCTTTCAGAGCAAGACACAATTGTGATAATCCAGGTCCTCGTCATAAAGCTAGATATTGGTCTTGTAGAAAGTGGTAATAAACAAATAAAGGTTATAATTTAAAGAAAGTAAAACATGGCAGATACTTCATTTTTTGGCAGATTAACAAAACTCTTCCGTTCTCAAGCTGTTGTAACAGTTGATACAGATGGGAAGCGTAAAGTTTTTGATGCTGATGAAAGACAACAAACCAATTTATCATCCTTGCGTGATAGATACACAAAGATACAGAAATCTTTCTATGAACAAGCAGGTGGTGCACAATCAATGGCATACCAACAAGTTCGTAGAGAAGTTTTTCGTGATTATGATGCAATGGATACTGACCCTATCCTTGCTTCCGCATTAGATATCTATGCAGATGAATCTACCTTAAAGAATGAGTTCGGAGATGTAATGACAATTACTTCGGATAACCAACGAGTTCAAGATATACTTAATAATTTATTTTATGATATTCTTAATGTGGAATTCAACTTGTGGCCATGGGTAAGAAATATGTGTAAGTATGGGGATTTCTTTTTAGGTTTAGAGATTGCAGAAGGTAAGGGTATTGTAAATGTAACCCCACACTCTGTTTATAATACTGAACGATTAGAAAGAACCGACCCATCAAATCCACACTCGGTAAAGTTTAAAATTACTGAAGACCCAAATGGGAAACAAGAATACGAAAACTTTGAGATTGCTCACTTTAGATTATTATCAGATACCAACTGGTTACCATATGGTAAATCAATGTTAGAGAATGGTAGAAGATTGTGGAAACAAATTTCTTTGATGGAAGATGCAATGATGATTCATAGAATCATGAGAGCTCCTGAAAAAAGAGTTTTCAAAATTGATATCGGTAACATCCCCCCAACAGAGGTAGATAACTACATGCAAAGAATTATCAATAAAATGAAGAAAGTTCCTTTCATTGATAAGAATACTGGTGATTACAACTTAAAGTATAACATGCAGAACCTAACAGAAGATTTCTATCTTCCAGTTCGTGGTGGTGATAGTGGAACTTCTATTGATAACCTACCTGGTTTACAGGCTGCAGATATTGAAGATATTCAATACTTAAAAAACAAAATGTTTGCTGCTCTTAAAATTCCAAGAGCATATTTAGGATACGAAGAAAATGTAAATGGTAAAGCAACCCTTGCAGCAGAAGATGTTCGTTTCGCAAGAACAATTGAAAGAATACAAAGAACAGTAATTTCAGAATTATCTAAAATTGCAATCGTTCACTTATATGCACAAGGTATTCAAGATTCTGAAATGACTAATTTTGAATTACAATTGGTAAACCCATCTACAATCTACGAACAAGAAAAAGTAAATCTTTGGTCAGAAAAAGTTAGATTAGCACAAGATATTGCTGGTCTTAATATGTTATCAAAAGATTGGGTTTACGAAAACATCTTTAAATTATCAGGCGGAGACCAAGACGAAGAACGAGTTAAAATTCTTGATGATATTAAAGATAGATTCCGTTATCGTTCAATTGAAGACCAAGGTAATGACCCTGCTGTTGATAATGAAGAACCGGATGATATTGAAGAATCATTGGAAAAATTAAAACAAGAAATTAAAGATAAGGGAGGTAGACCGAGAGAAGGAAATACCTATGGTAAAGATAAACATCCATATGGTAGAGACCCTCTTGGTGACGATGAACGAACCTCAAAAAGAAGTAGAACATCGGAACAAAAAGCCCATACTTATATTTCAGGTATTGCGTCAAAACGAAAGTATTTACACGAAACTAAAAATATGTTAGACGAGGATAATATCCTCCAAGATACATAAAATTAATTTAACTTTTATAAATTTATATTTATAATAGAGTAAATTTACTATATCATTATTGAAAGATATTAAAAATGAGAAAGATTAGACATTCAAAATTTAAAAATACGGGTTTTCTTTTTGAACTATTAACCCGTCAAATCACCCTTGAGGTGTTGAATGGCGGAGAAGAAAAGTCAAAGAAAATCATCCGAGAATTTTTCGGTGGTAAGACTGAACTTGCCAAAGAACTTCGTTTATTTAATTTATTAATAAACGAGAGATATAACTCTGAAAATAAAGCCGAAAAATTTATCGATGCTATATTAGAAGCTCACACGAAGTTAGACCAAAAGAAACTTCAAAGAGAAAAGTATAACCTTGTTAAATCAATCAAGGAATCTTTAGATATAGATTCATTTATGTCTTCTCCTGTAACTAACTATAAAGTATTGGCTTCTATCCACAAATTATTTGAAGCAAAGAAAATGGATGTTCTTGATGTTAAGGATGTATTTGATTCTAAATTAACATTAGTAGAGCATATTTCAACTTCAACTCCTTCTATTAAACAAAAAGAAGATAAGTTAGTTGAAGAATTTAAAAAACAAGAAAAAGACCTTCGTTTATTGACCTACAAAATACTTGTTGAGACATTTAACAAAAAATATACAAACTTAAATGAATCACAGAAGAATCTTCTTCGTGAGTATATTAACAATGTAACAAACACCTCCAATTTTGGTGAGTATTTTGAAAAAGAACTTATCAAAACAATTACCGAACTTCATACCATGTATAAAGGAATGAAGGACAAAATTACAAAAATCAAATTAAGAGAAACTATCAATGTTTTGAAAAAACAAAAAGTTGGTAAAAAAATTACCGATGAGCAAGTTTCTGCTTTGATGATGTCTTATGAATTGATTAAGGAGATAAAAAATGTCAATGAAACACTCAAATCTTAAAAATTTTATAGAAGAGCTCATCAAAGAAGTTGAAACTGAATTGGATGAATCTAATGTAACCGGTAATATTGATGGTTATCAGACCCCTAATGCATTTTCAGATGGTGGTAGTAAAGATAAGAATCGTAAAAAGAAAATTGCTACTCAATTTGGAATGAAGATTGTCGGTAAGATGGATGAATCTTTTATGTCTGATTTAGATATTATTAAAAAAGGTTCAAAAGACATTACCGATTTCGTTAAAAGAGTATTATCAGATAAACAATTTAAAGATGTTAGAACTGATAAAGAATTCCATAAATACCTAAAATCATTTTACAACGAATCAGTAAATGAAGGAATCATTCAAGACCGAGAAAAACAACTAGAAAAATTACCAAAGGGAACAAAAGTTTCAGGTGGTGGTTATGGTCCTTTTGTAAAGACACACTCCAATTCATTTAAAGATTCAAAGTCAGGAAAACTATATCACTCTGCTGCATTAGCAAGTTTTATTGGCGGATTTAAAGATTTTAAAATTAATGAAGCATACAAAGGTAATCAATCTGATTTTAAGACTGATATTGTAAATGCTTTAGACAATGTTGGTATTTCTCCAAAAGCTATCAAAAAGATTTCTAAAAAAGGAAAAGGGTTTGAAGTAAGAATGTCATCTTATATGTCAAACAAAGATGCATGGGAAAAACTTGGTGATGTTATGGGAGCTAAATTAGTTGATTTCCAAAAAGGGTCAATCAATGTTGGCTTATACGAATCAGTAAACGAAGGAATGGTTAGACCAAGAATGGGACATAAGTTCTATCAACTAACCAAAGATGCAAAAGTAGAAGTAGATACAGGAAGATATATTACAGGTAAAAAAGGTGCATACCTTATTGATTACTTTGATAATATATTCTATTTAGATATGAAGGCTAAAATTGCATATAATATCTTAAAAATAAAAGACCAAAGTGATTTAGGATGGAAACGAAACTTTGTAGAAGTTGATAAGGCACCTGAATTAAAAGATTGGAAATCCTATATTAAAGAAGGACTTAACGAAACTAAATCAAAAAGACCTGTAAATCGTTGGTTGGAATTAAAAAATGATGAATCGATGCATGCTAATAAAAAATTGGCAGTTGGATTGAAAGAATTAAAATATCAATTAGCAGAAGTTGAAAAGTTTTTCACTTGGTATAATAAGATAAAAACAATGAATGAGTTAGATTCTTCTGACTATTGGAAAAGAACTAACAATCATATTTATAAGATAAAGGAGAGAATCCTAAATATAGCTAAAACCATACAGGAGATAGAAAAATAATGAAAATTACAAGAGAAAACTTTAAAAATATAGTTCGCGAAACTATGATTGAAGAAAATGAATACCAACAATTCTTCAAGAAAGCTTTAGAGAAAACTGGAAAATCTATTCCTGATATGTCTGATGAAGAAAAGAAATCATTCTTTAATAAAATTGATGCTGCTTGGAAAGGTAAAGGAGAGAAGAATGAAGAATTAGTTGGCAATCAAAAGAAATTAGATGTTGATGGTGATGGTGAAATTGACGCATCTGATTTAGCTGCATTAAGAGCTGGTAAAAAGAAAGATGAAAGATTTGGTAGAGGAGCAGGTGTTGGACCAACTTTTGGTTCTGCAGACCAACCTGAAGATGAAATCGAAGAAACTGCAGTAATGATTCATAAAAGAACTCCAAGTGGAAATATTGTTTCTAAACTTAAAGAAGAAAACGAATCAATCAACGAGGCTGATGTAGTTGGTAAAACTATATTCTCTGATGGTAAAGGTAAATTGTTCTTTGGATATTATAAAACTGATGATGCAGTTGAATTTGTAGATTACAAAACTTGGAAGAAACTTTCTTTCAAAGATGTATCTAAAGGCGATACCAACAAAGAACGAGTAATCAAAGCAATCCTTAAAGGACAAAAACAGTTCAATAAGAAAGTTGATTTCAATATGTGGGCTAAAAAAAATAACCCATCTTTTGAACAAACTATGGATTGGTTTATTCAAAATGGTTGGATATCTAATATCAACAAAGGTGGTATTAAAGAATCAGTAAACGAAATACAATATAAAGATGCAGTTGAAAAATTCAATGATGAGTTAATTAAACACCCAATGGTTAAAAAGGCAGCTCAACACTACAAAAAAACTCCTGCTGAAATTGTAAAAGTATTACAACAAAGATTATCTACAAAAGGAAATCGTGGTGGTGATACAAAAGAAGTATCTATTGATTTCAAAGATACCGATAGTGGTATTAATGTTAAACACAAAAAATCCTTTAATGAATCAGTAAACGAAGCATCAATTGATATTAAAGTTGGTGATATGGTTAAAGTTGATAACCCACATTGGGAAGGTGCTTTAGGTAAAAAAGGACCATTTAGAAGAAAAGTAAAAGCAATTTATGATGATAATGTATTCTTTACCGATGGTTCTAATTCATCAATGAAATATATTAAAAAATAAAATGACTAAACAAAGATTATTAGAAATAATTGACGAAGAAATCCAACATGCAAAATGGGGGATTATCAACGAAGAAATTACGAGTGAGGATGAAAAGAAAATCCGTGAAATCATTCGTAGAGAAGTTTCTGCAATTTTCTTTGATTTATTTAAAAAACGAAAAACTTGGGGAGCATAATGGGACTATTAATTGAAACCAGATTATTTGAAGGCAAGATAAACGAAGACGAAAGTGGAAGAACTGTCGTTAAGGGTATCTTACAAAGGGCTGGTGCAGAAAACCAAAACGGTAGAGTTTATCCAAGACCAATCTTGGAAAGAGAAGCTAAAAAATACGAACAACTTATCAAAGAAAGAAGAGCATTAGGTGAATTAGACCACCCTGATTCTTCTGTAATCAACCTAAAGAACGTATCTCATAACGTAAGAGAGATTCATTGGGATGGTGATGATTTAGTTGGTACAGTAGAGATACTACCTACACCAAGTGGAAACATCCTTAAAGAACTTTTAAGAGCAGGTATCCTATTAGGTATATCATCACGTGGTATGGGTTCAGTAACTCCAATGAGAGGTGCCGATAGTGGTAAAGTTCAAGTTGGTGAAGACTTTGAATTGATTGGTTGGGATTTTGTATCTAACCCATCAACTCATGGTGCATTTATGACCCCATTACAAGAATCAGTAAACAATAAACAAGCGAATGTTTGCAGTGATTTTTGTAAAGCACAAGATTTGATGAGAGAAATTATAACAGAATTAACATAATAATATGGCATTTTCAATACAAGATTATTTAGCGAATAACAAAATATCTACTGGTACTATTACCCAAGAAGTGGGTGATACTCCATATAAAGGTGGACATAATGATATTCGTAAAACAAATTACGAAGTTAAGATTACCGAAGATGGTAAACTTGATTTATACACACACAAGAAAGTTACGACAACTAAATAATATTACAACCATGATAAAATTAGGTGGATTAGTATCATTAAAACCAATCAACGAGGCGGATTACGTTCACGTTGGGTATGGTAAATATAAAGAAAAGGGTAAAGAGAAAGACCCTAACGCACAAACATTTAAAAAAGATGATAATGATAAGTTTACACCTATTTCATCTGATGATAAGGCAGCGAAGGGAGGTGTTTCCTCTGCCGGTAAAGACGTTCCTAAAGTGAACATCTTTGATAAACCGAAAAAAGAACCTAAATCAGATAAATCATCAGAACCTGATTACGATAAATACAATAACAAATCTCAAACTATGACAGATTTCTTTAAAGGAGATTTGTCTATTGATGATTTACAAAAAGTTGCTAAGAAAAACTTTGATTCTGAAATTGCATCTGAAAAAGATTTAGATGGATTCTTGAATAACAAGTTCATGCAAGATGTAATGGCAGATGAACATGGTGTAGATAAAGATACTTTAATTTCTAAAGTAAAAGATTTAAAAACAGCAATGTTTGGTGGTGAGAAAGAAGGACCAAAATCTAACCTATCACCTAAAAAAGTTAAAGATGATTTAGAAGATATAAAAGGAACTAAATCTGAAAAGTTGATGAACTCTCTTTTAAAAGGAGATAAAGACCCACAAACATCTTTAGGATTGGGAGACTCACAATATGATAGTTTATTAAAAAAATTGGCTAAAATTGGTGGTGAAAGTGAACATGAAGAAAAATTTAGAAATAACAACTACTCAACTGCTGAATTAGAAAAATGGGCAAAAGAAAGAGTAGAATTAGTTTCTAACCAATCAAAAGAAACTCCATCAAAAGAAGAACCTAAATCAGAACCTGTAAAAGATTCAAGTGGTGGTAGAGCTGGAAAACCTGAAGTAAATAAAGCAGTAAGAGCAAAGGCAGATTCATTTGGTATTACACCTGAAAAATTAGGTAAAGAAGAATATCAAACAAAAATGGCTCAAGCAGCTATTGAGGCTCTTACAGATTCCAACTTCCATAGTGAAGCAAGAGAATTGGTTGCTAAATTAGAAGGGAAACCTGAATTAGCTGAGAAACCTGATTATCCAGATGTGAGGGACCCTAAATTCAATGAAAAGATGAGTGTTATTAAAGCAAAATATGCTTCTAAATACACAGATGATGTTGACAATGATGCAAGGGAGTTGGGAACAACTGCTTCTCAAGAGGCTGGTTGGAGTGGTGATGATGCAGTTGATTCAATTGCGTACACTTTAAGAATGAAAGGTTTCCATAAATTAGCAGATACTATCCAATCGGTAATAAAAGAAAATAAATCAACAAGTTTAAATTCTCTATTACCAGAAAGTTTAATAATCAACGAAGGAACTCGTTCTCAAGTTGGTGTGATTAAAGGTGGAAAGATTATTTCTGTATATGTGCACTATGATGGTTATCCATCTAATATGAAAGATGGTCTTAAAAAACACATGAAAGATGAGAAGGATGTGATGACCCTTATTAAAAAGGGTGGTGCACGTGGTATCTATGATGATAAAGACATCGAGTATTATGGAAACATGAAACCAATGAAAGGTGATGTAAAAAATATAGATGATTATGTGAGAAACGCTGGTAATGAAGCTAGTGCAGATTATGTGTATCTATACAACACAGCTGATAAAAAATGGTATTATGCTAAAACATACGATGATACTAAATTAAAAAAATTATTCTAATAGGAGTATATAATGAAACTAATTCAACTAATGAACGAAGGCGAAGAGAAAAGACCACTTTCTAATGAAGTTAAAAAACACTTCTTGGAAATTGTTTCTACATATAACAAATATCAAGAGATGATGGATAGAAAATCCGATTTATCTCAAGTTGCTGAAACTCTTGGCGGAATCACCGAGGCTGCAAGAACTCTTGCTATCCACGAGGGTGATGATTGGTTTGATAAACAAACTATCAAACGAAACATGAGTGAGTTAGATAAGTTAGGTAAAGAATTTGATAAGTGTGCAGTTGAAGCAAATGCATTAGACCAAAGATTACATGGTTTATACGAAGATATGGGACATATCTTATCAAGATACTACAAGATAGGTGAAATAACCGAAGAACAGATGAAAGAACGTTTAGGAATGAACGAATCTCATTCTAATTGTGGTTGTGGATGTGGTGGAAAGACCGTAGGTGGTTGTTCTACATCAGTAAACGAATCAGTTAACGAAGAAGAAATGATTAAGTTAGGTGAGGAAGTTGAAAAAATAATGGAAGAAAATGTTCCAACTGACCCAGGTAAATGGTCTTACTACAAAGCACAAGCTAAAAAGAAATTTGATGTATATCCATCTGCTTATGCAAATGGTTGGGCAGCAAAAAAATATAAAGAAGCAGGTGGTGGTTGGAAAAAAGGTAAAAGTGAATCAGTAAACGAAGGAGTTTGGACAGCCGAACAAGAAAGAGCAGTTGCTTTATTAGATTCTCAATTTAGAAAATACCTTTCTGCTAAAGGTATAGAACCTACTTCAATTGAAGCAAGTAGAGCATGGAAATCTTATGGATTCCAAGATAAAATGAGAAAGATTTTTCCAAAATCTAAATACGAATCAGTAAACGAAGCGAAATTCGGTTATAAAGATTCAACTGCTTCTTATATCAAGAAACACAACAACGAATATAAGATTGCTGAAAAAATGAATAAAGGGAATGAACAAAAGTTTTACGATGATTTACAAGCAATGGAAGATAAACTTGGTCATTCAAAAACAATGTTATTTATTTCAAATGCTTTAAGAGGATATGGAGTAGATATGTTCAAAGACCCTAAAATTAAAAACCCAGCTGATGCACAAGAGGCTCTATTTTTATTGAGTAAGTAGTATGAGAGTAAATTTCAAAATGGGAAGTGAATCCTTCCAAGTAGATTTCACATTAGTACCTACTAAAGGTGGTGGATTTTCTGCAATTGCAAAATCATCAAAAGATTTAGATACATTACAACGAGCAATTCCACTTGGGGTTCGGGGTGATGATTTAATTGGTAAGATACTTGCTGGTCAAATTGAAAAACAAACTAAACTTCCAATTGATGTAGATTTCGACCACAAAGGTGCAGGATATGGTTTCAAGATTGATATGTATTCACTTTTAAAATCTATTAAATAATGAAACTCAACGAACTAATAGACGAAATCATTCAAGAAAACACTTGTATCCATTGTGGAAACATAGTGAATGAGGATTTAAAAAATTGGTTCAAAGCTAAATGGGTAAACATTGGTAAAAAGGTTGGTGGAAAACATCCACCTTGTGGAACAAGTGGTGATAAGAGTGGGTATGCTAAATGTGTTCCTGCTGCAAAAGCCAAAACAATGTCCAAAAAAGAAAAAGAATCTGCAACTCGTAGAAAAAGGGCAGCACAAAACAAAGCAAATCGTGGTGGTAAAAATTCACGAGGTCAAGGAAAAAAACCTATAAATGTTTCAACTCATACAGGTGGAAAAAAATCTGGAACCGGAAAAGGTTCGTAGTATATATTTATATAAACAAAGTTACAATCTAAATTATTTATAATGGCAAAACATACAACTAAAGTAAGTGTAGAAGTTAGAAAAGGAGACATTAACAAGGCACTTAAAATTTTTAAAAGAAGGGTAATGGATTCAGGACACCTTCAATGGTTAAAAGAGAATCAAGAATATACGAAACCTAAAACGATTCGTAGAAAACAAAAACTTGATGCTATAAGAAGAAACCAAAAGGAAGTTTTGTTTGATAAATGGGAAAGTGGGGATAATTCCATCACTTTATTTAATAAAAAGAAACAAAAAATCCAAAATACTGAAAAATCTTCAGAAAAAACCATAGAAAATTATGGTTTAAAACTTGAAAGATAATACTTATTATAAATAACCCACCTCAATGTGGGTTTTTATCTTATTGGTCGATGAATACCCACGATTCTTATGTGAGGTCACCGAAAAACCGATTTTAAAAAAATCATTATTGAAAATCCCTAATATTTTCACGAAAAAACAAACGAAAGGTAAATAACAATGAGTAATTCAAAATTGTTAAAAGAAGCAATTGCTGATGCTAAAGCGGTTCGTGAAACTGCTATCGCTAATGCTAAAATCGCTCTTGAAGAAGCTTTTACTCCACGTTTACAATCTATCTTATCACAAAAACTTCAAGCTGAAATGGAAGGCGAAGAAGAAGAAGCTGATTTAGAAGAAAATGAAGTAAACGTAACTGAAGCAGAAGATGATTCAGAGGAAGCAGTTGAAGAAACTGTAACTGAAGAAGAAGAATCTGAAGAAGGTGAAGAAGAAGTATCTGAAGGCGAGTACAATGCAGAAGGTGAAGAAGAAATCACTGCTGAATCTGAAGAAGAAATGTCTGAAGAAGAAGCAATGGAAGAAGCTGAAGAAGAAGCAATGGAAGATGCTGAAGAAGAAGACGAGGACGAATTGGACCTCGAGGCAATCATTAGAGAACTTGAAGAAGAACTTGATGATGAAGAAGAAGAAGAAGTTGAAGACATCGCTAATGATGTAGTTGACGGACACGAAGAAGAAATGCATGATGAAGAATCATCTGAAGAAGAACCATCTGAAGAAGATGCTGAAGAAGTATCTGAAGAAGAAGGTGAAGAAGAAATGCATGACGAAGAAATCGACCTTGAAGAAATCCTTCGCGAGATGGGTTACGGTGAGGACGAAGAAGAAGTTAACGAAGAAGAATCAGAAGAAGAAGATTCTGAATTAGAAGAAGTAAAAGCTGAACTTGGTGAAGCAATCTCTACTATTAAAGAATTAAAGAAAACTATCAACGAAGTTAACTTATTGAATGCAAAATTACTTTACACTAACAAATTATTCCGTTCTTACGATTTAACCAACGAACAAAAACACAAAGTTGTTGAAACATTAGACAGAACTGGTAATGTTAGAGAAGTAAAATTAGTATTCTCAACCTTAGCTGAATCACTTAAAATGGGTGGTACATCTAAAAAAGTAAAACAAACCGCTAAATTAACTGAATCATTTGCATCTAAACCAGTTGCTTCTACTGCTCCTAAAAAGGAAATTATCGCAGAAAGCAATTCTTTAGCTGAAAGATTCAAACAATTGGCAAACATCAATTAACTAAAACTCATAGGAGAGATATAAAATGGCAAATTTTGATTTATCTAAACTTATGGAAGGCAAAAACCCACAACAAGTAATGTTGGCTGAAACTCGCCAATTACAATCTAAATGGGAAAAAACTGGTCTTCTTGAAGGTTTAAAAAGTAGAGAGCAATCTCAAATCGCAGTTCTTTTAGAGAACCAAGCAAAACAATTATTAGATGAAGCTACCGCAACAGGTACTTCAGCAGGTTCAGAAGAATGGTCAGGCGTTGCTTTACCATTAGTAAGACGTATCTTTGGTGAAATCGCATCAAAAGAATTCGTTTCTGTACAACCAATGAACTTACCATCAGGTCTTATTTTCTATTTAGACTTTAAATACGGTACTGCACAACCAGGTAACCCATCATTCAACGGAACTTCACTTTTTGGTGGTAATGGTTCTTCTGCATTTGATGGTGACTTCGGTAGAACTAAAGCAGCTGTAAAAGGTCTTTATGGTGAAGGTAGATTTGCTTACACTATTAACGATTCAACTTCTACTATCGCAGTAGGAAACGTAACTATCGCTTCTGCTTCTTGGGATGAAGTAGGTTTTGATTCTTCATTATCAGCTTCTATCGCTGCAGATGAAATTGCAAAAATCTCTTTCGCTCATTCAGGTCTAACTCGTCCTGATTTAGATGCAGTTCGTTCATTCTACTTCTCATCTTCAGCATTCGCAGGTGCAGATTTATTCTACCCAGCTCACACTAAAGTCGATGGTGCTAATGTAGTATTCTTCGCTAAATGTGATGGTGGACCAAAAGCTGCAGTAGAAGTTAAATATTCTGAACAACCAACCGCTAACACTCGTGGTGATTTCGAAGATGCTGCTCCATCTGAACCAGCAACTGATTTAGGAATTCCTGAAGTTGATTTAGAATTACGTTCAGAGGCTATCGTTGCTAAAACTCGTAAGTTGAAAGCAGTATGGACTCCTGAATTGGCTCAAGACTTAAATGCTTACCACTCAATCGATGCAGAAGCTGAATTAACTGCAATGTTATCAGAGTACATCTCTTTAGAGATTGACCTTGAAATCCTTGATATGTTGAAAGCTAACGCATTGACTACTGAATACTGGTCAGTAACTTTAGGTGAAGAGTACAACTCTGCAACAGGTGCTTGGGTTGCTAGTGGAGCTGCTGCAGCTTACACTAAAAACTCTTGGTTCCAAACTTTAGGAACTAAATTGAACAAAGTATCTAACAAAATTCACCAATTAACACTTCGTGGTGGAGCTAACTTCGTTGTTGCTTCTCCAGACGTATGTACTATCTTGGAATCTATCCCAGGATTTACAGTTTCTGCAGATAAAGATGCAATGTCTTTCGCTGCTGGTGTAACTACTGTTGGTGCTATCGCTAACCGCTACACTGTTTACAAAAACCCATACATGACTTCTAACGAAATCTTGTTAGGTTTCAAAGGTTCTAACTTCCTTGAAACAGGTGCTGTTTATGCTCCATACGTTCCACTTATTATGACTCCATTGGTGTACGACCCAACTAACTTCACTCCACGTAGAGGAGTTATGACTCGTTACGCTAAGAAAATGGTTCGTCCTGAATTCTACGGAAAAATCTATGTTAAAGATTTGAGTAACATCTAATCAATAACTGATTTAAAGTAAGATTTACATAAGTGTAAATAAAATTAGAGGTAACCCCGTAAGGTTACCTCTTTTTTTGTTTTATACCCTCCTTTTTTGCAATCCTATATTTATATTAGTATAATTGTATAATAAGGAGAGAACAAATATGTCTCAAGCAAGAATTTGGACAGGTTCAGCATCATTTACATCAGGCTCTTCCACTCCATGGGGAACTTATGATTCTGATTCATTATTTCAAGATGAAGCACCAAAATTTGCATCTTGGGCTGCTAAACGATTAGGTTATCCAATCATTGATATTGAATTACAAGGAGAAAACTTCTTCGCAGTATTTGAAGAATCGGTTTCTGAATATTCAGCACAAGTTAACCAATTTAACATACGAAACAATCTCGGTTCATTAGAAGGACAACCAACTGGTTCTAATTACCAAGGTAGTTCAGTATTAGGTTCCGAAATTAACAATGTAATCACTATTGCAGAAGGATATGGTACACTTGCTAATGTTGGTGGTAGAACTGATATTAAAAAAGGACATATTACTTTAGTTGCAGGACAACAAGAATATGATTTACAAACTTTATGGTCGGATGTATCTGAAAGTGGTGAAAGAATCGATGTAACCAAGGTCTATTACGAGGCAACTCCAGCAATCAATAGATTCTTTGACCCTTATTCAGTAAGTGGACAGGGAACTCTTAATTTGATTGATGAATTTGGGTTTGGTTCGTTCTCACCTGCTGCACAATTTATCTTAATGCCGTTATATGAAGATATGTTGAGAATTCAAGCAATTGAGTTCAATGACCAATTTAGAAAATCTGCTCATACCTTCAATATTGTAAATAATAAATTACAAATATTCCCTTTACCAACCGGTGTATCGGAATTGTGGTTTGAATATCAAGTTAAAAAAGAATTTAGAGAAAATTCAACTATTATTACTCCAAATGTAGTATCAGATTACTCAAATGTTGGATATAATTTTGCAACTTATTCACGAATCAACGATGTTGGTAAACAATGGATTAGAAAATACGCACTTGCTCTTGCAAAAGAAATGTTAGGTGCGATTAGAGAGAAATATAACACAGTTCCGATTCCCGGTACTGAAGTTTCTTTAGATGGCGCGGCATTGAGAGCAGAAGCACAAACAGAAAAGGATAACTTAATTGAACAATTAAGAGAAAACCTTAATGAAGTGAGTAAGAAAACAAGAATGGAGAATGAATCCAATATGGTTGAACAACAACAAAAGATTATTGGTAAGGTTCCATTAGCAATTTATATAGGATAATACTATGCCAAAGTTTTTTAACGCAAGAGATTTAGATTTTATCAAATCAATCGCTGAAGAAGTGGTTGATTATGTGGTAGAACAATCTATTGTCCTATTCAAAGTATCAGTTGGTGAAACAAAAACCAATCTATATGGAGAATCTTTAGGTAAAGTTTGGCACGCACCTGCTGTTTTGATGGCAATTGTAGATAGAGAACCAAATAATGTTCAATATGAAGGATTCGGACCAGATAAAACACAAGCAGTAGAGTTCCGTTTTAATCGTCAACGATTAAGAACTCAAACCCTTCCCAAATTAAGAGATATAAATGGAACTTTAATTCCAGCTGGTGCAATTCAAAATGAACAGTTCGGTTACCCTGAAATTGGTGATGTAATTTTGTTTGATGGTTCGTATTATGAAATAGATAACGTAAGACAATCACAACTTATAGGTGGTTCACCACAAATTTATGACCAAGAAACAGGTGAATTTGAAGATTCGAGGATGAATCTAATTGCAATTGCACATAAAGTAAGAAGAAGTCAAGTACAAATAGAGGATAGGATTTACTAATGAGTATTGACCCATTAAAAAAGACTCCAATTAATAGGGGAGAACAAATTAAACGAGAATCCACCGATATGGGTAAGGGTGTTCGTTTATATGACATTGATTTAGCAATAGCTGAACATATGATTGATGTCGTTGTTCCTACTGTTGAAGTATTTCGTGAAAAAGTAAAGGTTCCTGTGATTTATGGTAACCCCGAAAGATGGACTGCCGTAAGAAAAGATGGGTATCTGCGAGATAAACAAGGTCAAATACAAATTCCTCTTATAATGTTTAAGAGAAATTCAGTTGCAAGAGATGAGGCAATGGCTTCTTCTATGAATCGTAACCTTTATTATCCAACCGTAACTAAATATTCTAAAAAACACAAGTACGATTTGTTTTCACAGATGACAGGTACTAAAAGACCGGTAGAGCAAATAAGTGTTACCATGCCTGACTATGTAACAGTTAGTTACGAGGTAATGATTTGGACTGATTTTACTGAACACATGAATAAAATTGTAGAGGCATTTCAATATGCAACTGATGAGTATTGGGGAGATAAAAGTGGGTTTAAATTTAGAGTAAAAATAGATTCTTTTGATAATACAACCGAAGTTGGTGAAGGTTCTCAACGAATTGTTAGAACTTCATTCACTATGTTGGTTAATGCATACCTTTTACCCGAAAAATTTGATAATGAACTTACTCATAAAAAATCATTATCACCAAAGAAAGTGGTTTGGGGTATGGAATTGGATATGACAGGAGGTAGTGGTAATCAAAGTTCAACTACTCAAAAAATGTATAACGAATATTCAGATATAATTGATTTCATGTCTATTCGTGGTTCAATTCAGGGTACTTATGTTGGTTCAGATACTTTAAAATTAGAAAATGTTCAACTACCAAAGTTACCACCCGAATTAGTTGATGTTTTTAATGTAAATGATTGGTTTAGGGTGTATATTAATGGTGTTTATATACCATCAACAAAATACACTTATAGTTTTGATTACACTACAAATGAAATAACATTTGTGTTTAATACAAATTCACCTGCAACAACAACTCAATTAGGTTATATTCTTGAAAGTACTGATGAATTCGGTATAACTGGAAAGTTTATTGAATTATGATAAAAGATTTACAAAAAATATTAAAGCAAGTTCATGAACCAGATGAGTATCAATTGATTCCTCATAACATGGTACATCCTTTGTATTGGGTATGGAAAATTGAAAATGCAAAAATGAAAGATTTAGATTCATTTTTAAGACCATTTCGTAAGGAACATGCTCGTTTTGATATATTTATTAATGGACAGTATATTTTGGAAAAAGATTATATTGCTGAGCAAAGTGGAAAGGATTTTCATATAAAATTCATTAAAGCAAACTTTGCAGGAGCATATAACCTTGAAACAGATGATGATATAAAATTAGAAGGGGATATTGATTTAGTATGAGTAAAATTAAACCAAATATCATAACTCCTTTCAATGATAGACAAAGATTTAAAGATTTGGTATTAGAAGTAATAAGTGATACAAGTATTTTTACTCATATACCCGATTCTATTTCTTTAAATGGTGTATTATTTACTTTGACGCTTTCAAACAAGAAATTTGTTTTTGAAGATGTAAAAGTAGATGGTACATCTGATTATATTGATGTATATTTGCAAGGAATTAAAAAACCAGCAGATATATATGTTGTTACGGATAACGGTTCAGATATTATAATAACATTTACCGAAAATATAACTTTATCTCCGATAGATATTGTAAATACAGATTTTTTGGTAAAAGGAAAGATAGTGAGTAGATAAGAAATGGCAACATTAATTCAAAGTAAACAGATACAGGGTATTGTAACCGCTTCGGCAGTTGAAGGGGATTTTATAGTATCGGGTCAAGTTATTGCGACCGGGTCGGAATCCATCTTTAGTGCCATATCATCTTCGGGTCCAATTTATGGCGTTCGTTATGATGATATTCAAGGTACTCCTAGTTTTGTCGGTGGTACTGGTATCCTTATTACCCAAGTTGGTGATGTTATTACAATTACCAATACGGGTGGCGGAGGAGGTGTTTCTGGTTCTGCAGAATTAATTTCATCCGTTGCTCAACTAAATGCTTTTACGGGTTCTAATGATATTATCATAGTAGGACTTCAACAACAAATTGATTCTTTAATTGCCGCTACTTCTTCATACGAAACAAAAGGGAGAGGTATAATTTCGGGTTCATCTCAATTATATGCTGATTTAGATGCAAGATATGCTTTAAGTGGTTCAATTGGTAGAGGTGGTGTTTCATCTTGGAACGATTTAACCGATATTCCAAGTGGATTAGTATCTTCATCAGACCAAATTCTTGGTGGTAGTGGTGTATTAAGTGGTTCTCATACCGATATATCATCTTTAAATGAGTTTACATCTTCAATACAATCACAAGTTGATGCATTAATAAATGCAACTTCTTCTTATTTAACATCCGAAACCGATTCACAAACTTTAACTATTGTTGGTGACCAATTAACTATTTCGGGTGGTAATACTGTAACTATTCCAACCGGTAGTGGTAGTGGAACATCTGATTTTACTCAATTAACAAATGTACCAAGTGGTTTAGTATCATCTTCAGACCAAATTAATCTTGCTGGTGTTGATGGATTTAGTTCTTACTTTACCTCGGTTAATGATGCACAAAATGTACAAGATGCAAGATTACTTTCTTTAGAATCATTTACTGCTTCTTTAGATTCAACTTACGCAACTGATAGTGATTTAACATCATTATCTGCTTCTATTGCTACCGAAATTGGTAACATACAACATACACAAATTCCAAGCGGTACAATTTCATCATCACAACAAATTAGTGATTTAGGATTTGTAACTTCAAGTGGTGCTAGTGGCGAACATACTGATATATCATCACTAAATAATTTTACATCTTCTATTGATGGTAGATTATCAAGTATAGAATCAACCACATCATCATTACAATCACAGATTGATTCATTAGTTTCTGCAACAAGTTCTTACTTAACTTCGGAAACGGATAACCAAACTCTGACAATCGTTGGTGACCAATTAACTATTTCAGGTGGTAATACTATAACAATTCCAACTGGTAGCGAAGTATCACTTCCAAGTGGATTGATTTCATCATCTCAGCAAATTTTAGATTTAGGATTTATTGATTCTGCCCACACGGATATAACTCAATTAAATCAATTTACTCAATCTATACAATCAGAGATTAATGCATTATCTTCTGCAACTGCATCTTACTTAACTGAGCTTCCAAGTGGATTAGTTAGTGGTTCGGTATTAAGAACTTTAGATGGAACTGATGTATTAAGTGGTTCTATTTTACCTGGTACTGGTATTACAATTGATTCATCAAGTGGTGATTATGTAATAACTTCAACTGGTGGTGCTGGTGATACTTCATTTGATGGTAACCGAGAAGTAACTAATACTTTATTAGGAGATTTATTCTCACAATCATATAACGCTGGTACAAGTGGTTCGATACAAGATTTCTTAAATGAAATGTTCTTTCCATCTTATGCACCAACGGCAACATTTACTACTCAAACAAGTAACTTAAACACTAACTTAACCGCCGATGGTACTGTAATTGAAACAATATCTATAACTGATACTGTTGATGATTCACCCTATGTAGTAACGATAAGTAACGATGGTGGTGCATTTAGAGTAGTACCAACCAATGTTGATTCATCTTCGTGGGAAATCCAATCTATTGATAATTTATTAGCCGGTACTTTTACTTATGATATAACCATCACCGATAAAAACTCGGCCTCAAGAACTTATAGTGGAAGAAGTATTGAGATTCTACAAGCTGGAAGTGGGACTTTAACACCAACTGGTACTTTTTATATAATCGAATCAGCTACAACTGGCCCGATTTATTTGGGTTCTAATGGTAGAAGTGGTGCACAGGGTGGTGTAAGTGTTTCTTATTCTCCAAACTATGGTTCACAAGTTGTACAAAACTTTACTTCATCCAATCCTCTTATCTCTATTGCATCAAATGGATTGTTATCCGTTGGTTCTCCAATAAGTGGTAGTGGAAATATAAGTGGTGATATTATTACAAGTACAATTAGTTGGGTAGACCAATATGGTAACTCAAGTTCAGATACAATTTCTGTAAATGTAACTCAAAACAATGCACCTGACATTCAGTTTTCTAACTCAACACTACTAAATACTAACCAAGCAGTAAATGGTGGTGGAACTTTGGTAACTATTTCTTTTAGTGATACTGAAGGAGATTCTATTAATCATAGTTCATTTCAATTTACAGATGTAAGTGGTCAATTAACTGCAACACGCAGTGGTAACAACTATTTAGTAACTGCCAATTCTAATTTAAGTGGTTCAACTACCTATACTATTGGTGTGACTATCGAAGATGTTCATGGATTCCGTTCTAATACTGAATCTCATTCATTTACAATTACTCAAAGTGGTAATGGAACCATCACAGGTGATACTACCATTTATATTGTAGAATCTGCACTAACAGGTGACTCTTTTAGAGATGCAACTGGTTTTGGTAACGGAAATATTGCAGATGTAAATGTTACTTACTCACCTTCTGCAGGTTCACAAACTGTTCAATCATTTAGTTCATCAAATCCAGCAATATTAATTGATTCAATTGGTAATATGACTCTTGGTGTAGATTTGAGTGGTTCGGTAACTCAAAGTGGAGATTCATTTACTTCAATTATAACTTTCCAAGACCAATATGGAAACATTGGTAGTGGTTCGGTAACTGCTAACGTATTTAGTAATCTTGCACCATCAGTATCGTTTGTAGCAACTTCTAACTACAATACTGATAATGCATTGGCCAATTCAAATGCAGGGGTCATTACAATTTCAGATACAGAATCCAACTCACCATATAATGTAATATTAAGTGGAACTGATGCTGCTAGTTTTAATGTAGTACCACAAAATTCTATATCTTCATCATGGCAAGTTCAGCCAAAAAGTACATTATCATTAGGAACTTATTCTATTGATATTGTAACAACTGATAACTATGGTAAAGTTTCAACATTATCTAATAAATCAATTTCAGTTTCATCTGCAAATGATTATGGTGTAATTTATGTTTATACTCAAAACCTTGGTCCGGCTGGCTCTTGGGCAGAAGCAACTTATAAAGGTATTTATGGTATATCGGTTGAAAATGGTGATACTCCACCTGAAGTAACTTCCTTCACAACTGCTGCTTCAATGTTGAGCACTATTGCAAATAATGATGTTATTGGTGATAGTACAATTACGTTCAATTCATCATATATAATGACATTAAGAGATACAATAAATGGTAGTACTACTTTAAATTCTGCTTTATCTGCAAATGGTAGTGTTTCATTTGGTGGTACTGCAAATATATTGTTACTTTATCCAAGTGGCTCTGATATGGTAGTTCCAACTACAATTCAACAAAGTATAAATGGAACTATTGGTGGTGGTGTTCCTTATTTAAATGCTGATAATGGTGGATGGGGAATTGCTAGTGCAAAATTAAACTCAATTACATTAGGAACTCCACATTTAGGATATAGTGAGTGGTTTGTATTAGGAAGATTAGGTACGGATGGTGTTGGTTCGAGTTTCGAATACAGAATAGTGGATGCAGATGGTGGTTCCGCTCCAAGTTAGATATTTATATTATAAGGAGAATACAAAAATATGCCTTTATTCAGTTCACAATTAGAATTAAACTCAGCTGCTTCTGCATCGGGTACTCCGTTAGCAGATGTTGCTGCAATTAAAGGTGCTTTTAAAGTTTACCCAACTTATGAAGGACTGACAAATGTTCCTGTGAGTTTATGCTCAAACGGACAAATTGTTTGGGTAGAAGATGCTCAATCACTATACAAAGCAACTGTTACTTTAGCAGATTATATAAGTACATTTGAAGATACGGTAACTTGGGCAGAGTTTAACTTTCCAGGTGGAACTGGCGGAGTTGGTGATATTACTGCAGTAGTTGCTGGAAGTGGTTTAACCGGTGGTTCTTTTAGTGGAACTGCAACTTTGAATGTTGGTGCTGGAAATGGTATCACTGTATCTGCTGATGCTGTATCAATTAACACCGGTTCTGCACATTTTGAGAATGGTGTTGAAAAAATTGTTGTTGTTACAACAATTGATGGTGGTTCCATATAATAATAAAAACAATCTTTATACTTATTATAGAACACTATATAGTGTCATTAATCATTAGGCATATGTCCTGTTGAAAATTGAGGTTATTATCCAAAAACAAAAATTAACTAAAAAACAAGGAAAAAAACAAAATGGCACAAATTATTAAACACAGACGTGGTTCGTTAGAATCGGTTTCAAGTGCTACAAAAAGGTCAGGTGAATTACTTGTAGTAACGGGCTCAACCGGAATTACAGCTACTAATGGTGATTCAATTCTTTTTGTAGGTATTGACGGTTCTACTGCAACTCCTGCTAACAAAATATTATTAGGTACATCAGTTCCAGATTTAACTGGTGCTTCGTATGACACTTCAGTAGATGGTATTCCATTCTATGATAGTTCATCGGAAAAATTATACATCTTGAAAAAAGGTGGAAACATTGAAGTTAAAGCAACTGCAAACACAGGTGGAACTGGAATCGTTTCAGGTTCTTCTCAAATTGATGCTTTAGGATTCTTACAAGTAAATGGAGATGGTGTAGTTTCAGGTTCTTCTCAAATTTCTTTGAGTGGTGTATTAGGAACAACTGATGATGTAACCGAAGGTTCATCTAATCTTTATTATACTGATTCAAGAGTAAAAGTTAAATTAGATGCAGAATCAGTAGTTTCTGGTTCTTCTCAAATTACTATTTCTTCTACAACTGGATATTCTGCATTCTCATCTTCAATTGCTTCTGCAATCGCTAATCTTGACTCATCTACTGATGGAAGATTAACTGACTTGGAGGCATTCTCATCTTCATTAGGTGATGGATTTGCTACCGATGCTGAATTACAAGCTATTTCATCTTCAGTTGCTGCTACAATCGGTGCTTTAGATACTGATGCTGTTGCTGAAGGTTCTAACCTTTACTATACTGATGCAAGAGTAAAATCTAAATTGAATGTTGAAGGTGTAATTTCTTCTTCTGCTCAAGTTAATGCTGATTCAATCACTAACTTTGATTCAAATGTAAAAGATAAATTAAACGCAGATTCAGTACTTTCTGGTTCAATCCAAGTAACTCTTGCAGATACTAATGGATTCTCTGCTTTTTCATCTTCACTCGCTGCAAAAGATTCTGAATTATTTGCTACTGCATCTGACCATGAGTCAAGAATCGATGACATCGAAGCTGCAATTGGTGGTGGTTCTAACATTGACACTCGTTTATCTTCATTAGAGTCATTCTCTGGTTCTGCAGAAGCTGATTTAGCTGAATTATTCGCTACTGCATCTGACCATGAAGTTAGAGTTGGTGATTTAGAAACATTCCAATCAGACATTGAAACTGCAATTTCAGTTAACGGACAAGATGTAATCGTTAATGGTAACTTTACCGTTAGTGGTACTACAACCGTTGTTGACTCTACAACTGTACAAATTGGTGATAACATCATCGAATTAAACGGTTCAGGTGCTGCAAATGGTGGTCTTTTGGTAACTGACGTTACTGCACCAAACACAAATTCAGGTTCATTATTGTGGGATTCTACAAATGACTACTGGAAAGCTGGAGCTCAAGGTTCTGAATCACAGATTCTTGTTGCTGGTGGAATGGATGTTGTATCTGGTTCATCTCAAGTTGTACTTGCTGGTGTTGATGGATTCAGTTCTTATTCTACTTCAGTTACTAATGCACAAAATGCACAAGATGCAAGATTATCTTCTTTAGAAGCTGAAACTGGCTCTATTGCAGACGAACAATCTGCACAAGATGCAAGATTATCTTCTTTAGAAGCTGAAACTGGTTCTATTGCATCTGAACAAGGAGTTCAAGATGGTAGATTAGATGATTTAGAAAACTTCTCATCTTCATTAGCAACTAATTTTGAAACAACTGGTAGAGGAATTGCTTCTGGCTCTTCTCAAATCGTATCTTATTTAGATTCTCAAGATGTAAATCTTGGTGGAATTTCTGGTTCTTCATTAGATATTACTGGAAACGCTAAAATCGATGGTAACATCGTAATTGGTGGTAACATTACTATCGGTGATGCATCAGGAGATACTATCTCTTTCGGTGGTGAAATTTCTTCTGATATCTTACCATCTGCAGATAATACTTACGATTTAGGTTCTTCTGCTGCTAAATTTGCTGAAGTTCATGCAACTAACTTATTTGGTACTGTAAATGGTGTTGTAAATGCATCTAATGGTGTTGTTTCTGGTTCTGCTCAAGTAATCGGACTTTTACCTTCAGGTGTTGTTTCAGGTTCATCTCAAGTTAATGCAGATTCAATCACTAACTTTGACTCAAATGTAAAAGACAAATTAAATGGTGATAACGTACACAGTGGTTCTTACCTTGGTACTGCTACAACTTCAGATTTAAGTGAAGGAACTAACCTTTACTATACTGACGCTCGTGTTAAAACTAAATTAAACGCTGAAAGTGTTGTTTCTTCATCTGCACAAGTTGTTGCTCACTTGGTTGACAAAAATGTTGATTTAGGAACTGGTAGATTATCTGCAGATTTAATCGGTAGTGTTGATGGTTCTTCTGTAATCACAGGTTCATTTGTTGGTGATGGTTCAGGATTAACTGGATTAGCAACTAACTTATCAATCGCTGGTGATACTGGAACTGATACAGTAGATTTATTAAATGATACTTTAACTATTGCTGGTGGTGAAGGAATTGATGTTGATGTAACTGATAACACAATTACTATCTCTGCTGAAGATGCTTCAACTTCTAACAAAGGTGTTGCTTCATTCGATTCAGACGATTTCTCTGTAACTTCAGGAAACGTATCTATCAAATCAGGTGGTGTTAGAGCTGATAACTTAAATGCTGATGTAGTTGGAACTGGTCTTTCTTTAGATGCTGGTGATAACTCAATCAATGTTGATTATGGTTCAACTGCTGGAACTGCTGTTGAAGGTAATACTTCATTAATAGTTCAAGGTACTGCATCTGAAATCGAAATCGCAGGTGGTTCAGTAACTTTAGGTGCTGGTGGTACTATTACCATTGGATTACCTGATGATGTAGTAATCGGTAACAATTTAGATGTAACTACTGACCTTTCAGTAGGTGGTGATGTTACTATTACTGGAAACCTTTCAGTATTAGGTACAACTACTACTATTGACTCTACAACTGTACAAATCGGTGACAACATCATCGAACTTAACTACGGTGGTGCTCAATCAACTGCTGGTATCCAAGTAACCGATGCAACTGGTGGAAACCTTGCTTCAGGTTCATTAATTTGGAACGGAACAAACGATGTTTGGACAGGTGGTGCTTTAGGTTCAGAAAAAGAATTTGCAAGAATTGATTCTTCATTATCTGCAAACACAGTTCTTAAATCTGATGCTAATGGATTATTAGTTGATTCTGTACTTTCTGATGATGGTACTGATGCTACATTTAGTGGTGATGTTATTGTTAGTGGTTTAACCGCAAATGCTTTCTTGGTATCTGATGGTGATAAAACTTTAACTGCAGTAGCTCCTTCAAATGCTGGTGATTTAATTCAATGGAATGGTTCATCATTCGTTGCTTCAAACGAAATTGATGGTGGAACTTTCTAATAAGAATTAGAATTTTTTAATAAAGAACCCTCACCCTAAAAGGTGGGGGTTTTTTTATATACTTTTTGTTTTATTATACTTATATAAGTGGTGGTGTGTTTTAGAACCACAATTTTCAACAATTTATATTTATTAGTAATAAATTAGGAAGACATTAATGGCAGCAATATTACAATTAAGAAGAGGAACTTCAAATGTAACACTTACTGAAGGCGAATTATATTTACACCAAGGTAAAGGTTCAATTCAATTTGGAAGTGGTTCTTCACAACATACTCTTGTTAAAATCGGTTCAAATAGTGGTTCTATTTCATTTAGTGGGGATGTCACTGCATCTAATGCCTTATTTACTGGTAATACTACCGTTAATGGTAACATTTATTTGGGTGGAGATATCTTTTTGGGTGATGGTACTCAAGCAACTGATAATATTAATGTAAATGCAACATTTAGTGGGTCTATCGTACCAAATACTGCAGATGTATTTGATTTAGGTGCATCTGATAAGAAATGGAATACAATATATGCATTAACGGGTTCTTTCTCAAATGGAATCATATCAGGTTCTTCTCAATTAACTGATGATTTAGATTTAAGATATTTGGAAATTGGTGGAGATAATGTTTTTTCTTCATCAGTTCAAACCGATTTAACACAAACCACTAACTATATAAGTGGAATAAAATCACGATTAAATTCAGAAACCGTCATTTCTGGTTCTTCACAAGTACAAATTAATTCAGTAAATGGATTTACCTCTTATAGCTCATCTGTTGATTCAAGGTTAGATTATATTGAGGGTACTTTTAGTTCTTCAGTAGATTCTCGTTTAGATATTTTAGAATCATATAGTTCTTCAATAGAAACACGAGTTTTAGATTTAGAATCAACCGGGTCTGACCACGAAACACGAGTTTTAGATTTAGAATCAACCGGTTCTGACCACGAAACACGAGTTTTAGATTTAGAATCAACCGGTTCTGACCATGAAAATCGTATTGATTTATTAGAATCATTCTCGTCCTCATTAGATAATACATTTGTAACTGAAATTGAATTAAATGATGCAACTGCATCATTATCGGCGTCTTTAACAATTACGGATATTGATTTTGAGAACAGAATTAATACTTTAGAAACCACATTTAGTTCTTCAGTAGATTTACGTTTAGATAATTCTGAATTAACCGGCTCAGACCACGAATCTCGTATAAATAATTTATCGAGTGTTACTGGTTCTTATGCTACAACCGGTTCAAACTTATTTATTGGCAATCAAACCATAACAGGTTCTATTGAATCAAGTGGTTCGGTATCTTTTCAAGGAGTTCCTTGGCCAAGTATAGGTTCGGAATCTCATATTATAAAAACTCAACCATATTCTTTAAATTTAGAATCTGGTAGTAGAACTTATGAATATGCAGGTCTTGCACTACAACATTTTGAAGCATCTCCATCATATTATCACAATTCAATATTACTTTATTCGTATGATAATCATGATACACCCAACTATGGTACTGAATTAAATGTAGGTCCATTAAGAAATCACATGAGATTATATCCATCAACATCTTTTGATGGGCTTGATGTTTCTCATATGGCAAATATATCTATTGAAGATACCCAAAATGGGACAAGTAATGCATTAATATATGCCGATAATATTCAAATTGGGGCATATAACTCTGAAAATATAGCAATTGGTAATCTTACAACCGAGATTTCTATTGCTGCATTAAATACGAATATAAATTCCCCAATAACATCATCAAATACTATACAAGCAACGTATTTCCATGGTGATGGTTCTAATTTAACAAATATTCAAGCAGGAAATGTAGTATTTGGTGGAAGTGGTATTGTTTCTGGTTCATCTCAAATTGATGTAAATGATACTCAAAACTTCCAAACATTCTCATCTTCAGTAGATTCTCGTTTAGACTATTTAGAAGGAGATTTCTCTACTTCAGTAGATGACAGACTTGATAATGTTGAAACATATACATCTTCATTAAAACAAGCAATTGATGTTGATGGTTCAAATTTAATTGTTCTTGGCAACTTAACAGTTCAGGGAACTCAAACTTCTCTTAATACCACACAAGTTTTAATTGAAGACTTACTTTTAACACTCGCAAGTGGTTCTGTTGATGGAAATGAAGCAAATGGTGCAGGTATTGAAATTGCAGGAGCAAATCAATCTATAACTTGGGACAACCCAAACACTCGTTGGAGTATTACAAGTGAAGTATCTGCATCAGGATTCATTGGTGATGGTAGTGGATTAGAAAATGTAACTGCTGCCGATGTAGAATTTTCAAATATTTTAAACAAACCAACTTTAGTTTCGGGCTCCGACCAAGTAACTCAATCATTAGATTCAAGATACTTGCAAATTGAAGGAGATAGTGTAGTTTCAGGGTCTTCTCAAATTGATTTAACTCAAACTTCCAACTATGTAAGTGGTATTAAAGACAGATTAAATGCAGAAAATGTTCATAGTTCTTCTTATTTAGGAACTGCGACTACTTCAAATTTAACAGAAGGTATTAATTTATACTATACCGATTTAAGAGTAAAAACTAAATTAGATTTAGAAGGTGTAATTTCAGGTTCATCTCAAGTAAATGCTGATTCAATCACTAACTTTGACTCAAATGTATTAGAATACAATAATTTATTGGGTGTAATTTCAGGTTCATCTCAAGTTAATGCTGACACTATTGCTAACTTTGATTCAAATGTATTAGATAAAATAAATGCAGAAGGTGTATTGAGTGGGTCTGACCAAGTAACTCAATCATTAGATAATAGATATTTACAAATTGAAGGAGATGGAGTTGTTTCGGGTTCATCTCAAATTGATGTAAATGATACTCAAAACTTCCAAACATTCTCATCTTCAGTAGATTCTCGATTAGATTACGTTGAGGGTGAATTTTCAACTTCTTTAGATTCAAGATTAGATTTACTTGAAAACTTTAGTTCATCACAATATAACAATGATTCTCAATCATTTGATTCTCGTTTAGATTTTATTGAATCATATTCTGCGTCATTGGATTCAAGATTAGATTCAGTAGAAGGAGACCAACATACTCACTCAAATAAAGCAAATCTTGATGAAATTAATCAAAATTTAGGAACATCTGATTCTCCTATATTTGTGGGATTGACTTTAAGTTCTCTTCCTCCTATCCCAAGTGGTAGTTCTGAATTAAATGCTGTTTTCTTGAGTTCTTCAAACGAATTAACTTATAGAGAATTAGGAACTGCTGCTCTTTATCATGTTACGTCATCAGATGGTATTGCTTTAGTTAGTGGTAGTATTTCTTATGAATCTGATAACTTACTTACTGCTGGTGCAGTTAAAAAGTATGTGGATTGGAGAACCGAAGAAATCATCGATGCAGTTGGTGCTGCCGATATAACCTCGGTAACCACCGAATTGGGATTAAGTGGAGGAGCATTATCAGGTGCAGTAACACTTTCACTTGACACTGCATCTGCTCACTTTAACGATGGTGTTGTTGCTAATTTTAGTTCCTTAAACTCATTTACATCTTCTATTGATACTACAATCAAAACTAAATTAGATATTGAAAATGTACATAGTAGTTCTTATCTTGGTACTGCAACAACATCTAATTTAACTGAAGGGACAAATCTTTACTATACCGATGGTAGAGTAAAATCTAAATTAGATTTAGAGGGTGTAATTAGTGGTTCAGTTCAAATACTTGGTGGTAGCAATGTATTATCATCATCTGTAACTAATTTTACAGATTTCTCACAATCAGTTGATGGTAGAATAGATTTATTAGAATCATTCTCATCTTCTTTAGACAATGGATTTGTTACTGAGCTAGAATTAGCCTCAGCAACAGGTTCGCTAATTAACTCAATTTCAACAAAACTTGACACGGGTTCATTTAATTCATATACATCATCTACTAATATTAGATTAAGTAATATAGAATTAGTTACACAATCACAAGATATTAGATTAAATAATATTGAAGGATTTACATCTTCTATTGATACTACAATCAAAACTAAATTAAATACAGAAGGTGTAATTAGTGGTTCGGTTCAAATTTTAGATGGTAGTGGGATATTATCATCATCAGCAACTAACTTTACAGATTTCTCACAATCAGTTGATATTAGATTAGACCAAATTGAATTGGTAACTTCATCTCTTGATTCAACTTATGAAGAAAAAGCAAGTTTAACTCATACATTAGTTTCGGGTTCATCTCAAGTTCAGTTAATTAAAACGGATAGTGGTTCTTTCTCTACTGATATGGTTATTGAAGGTTCTAACCTTTACTATACTGATGCAAGAGTAAAAACTAAATTAAATGTAGAAACCGTAGTATCTGGTGCAGCTCAAATTAAAGATTTAGGATTTGTAGATTTAACATCAGAACAAACAATTAGTGGAACAAAAACATTCAACGATATTGTTGTTAATGGTACTGGTTCATTCGCATATATTACATCAGTTGCTGGAGATGCAAAAATTATCGGTGATTCTTACATCATCTTAAACAATGATACTCCAACTCAAAGATATGCTGGTATTGCAGTTTATGATTCGGGTTCGGCAACACCAACAACTGCATCATTTAACTTTGATGGACAGACAAACGATTGGTTCTATGAATATAGTGCATCTACCGTAGATTATGGGGTTGTACTATTCGGACCAGAATATAATACAAAAGGTTCGCCTACTTATTTAACTACAAATAGAATTCCAAAAGCAGAGGGAACTCATCACTTAAATGATTCAAACATTTCTGATAGCGGTACTTTAATTACATTAAACTCAAATTCTCAAGTAAATGGAAATTTAGTAGTAACTGGTACTGTATCTGCAAACAATTTAATTTCAGGTTCATCTCAAGTAACACTTTCAGGTGATATTACTGGTGCTGCTAACAATACACAAATCGCATCAGGTGTGATTGTAAACAATGATGTAAATGCATCTGCTGCAATTTCACATACTAAATTAAATTTTGGTGGTAGTGGTATTGTTTCTGGCTCATCTCAAGTATCAAAAACTTTACAAGAAGTAACTTCTGCAGGTAACACCACATCGACAACTATCTCAATCACAAATTCAACTGCATCTACTTCTATTACTACTGGAGCATTGGTTGTAACAGGTGGTATTGGAACAAGTGGTGCTATATTTGCAGGTGGTGATGTTGTTGCTTTTGCAACATCAGATAGACGTTTAAAAGATAATATTCAACCAATAGAAAATCCTTTACAAAAAATTAACTCAATTGGTGGGTATTCTTTTGTTTGGAATGAAGAAGAACAACATATTTATAAAGGTAAGGATTACGGAGTAATTGCTCAAGAAATCGAAGAAATTTTACCTGAATTGGTAGACACACGAGAAAATGGGTACAAGGCTGTAAAATATGATAAAATAATATCACTCCTTATAGAAGGTATTAAAGAATTATCTTCAGAAGTACAAGAATTAAAAAATAAATTAAATCAATAGGGATTAACAAACATGGCACAAATCGTAAGATTAAAAAGAAGTTCAACACCTGGTTCAAAACCAACAACATCGAATTTAGAAACTGGCGAATTAGCAATCAACGTTTATGATGGTAAGGTATTCTTACGAAAGTCTGGTTCAGCTGATACTATTGAAGAATTAGTTTCTAACAATTATAGTGGTAGTGTAAATATAACAGGAGCAGTTACTGCTTCTTATTTCGTTGGAGATGGTTCTCGTTTAGAGAATGTTAGTATTGCACAAACTGCAACAATTCAAAGGTCATTTACTGATTCATCTACATGGGTAGTAAATCATAACTTTGATACTCCAAATGCAATTGCTCAAGTTTATGATTTCGATGGTTACCAAATCATACCAGAAACTTTAAGACATACAAATAATAATACAATCACCATCACATTCGAAGCTGCAAGAAGCGGTTACGTAGTTGTTGCAAAAGGTGGTCATATTGTTAGTGGGTCTGTATCTGCAGCAAACATCGAAGGATTTGAAGATAGAGTACAAACAAAATTAGATGCACAAGGAGTATTTAGTGGTTCTGCACAAGTAATCATGGGGGGTGATGTAAGTGGTACTGCTGATGCAGTAGTAATTTCTACCCTTGATGGTGGTTCAATTTAAAAAAAATATATTTATACAAAATAAAAAAGGATAATAAGAGATGATATTACACAGCCCAACGATTTCAGGTTCATTAACATTCGCAGATGGTGGAACATTTACATTACCAGATAATGGTGTATATAGTGGTTCATTTAGTGGTTCAATCCAAGTACATCAGGCAATTTCAAGCATTTTACCAAGTGTAACCAACACATTTGACTTGGGTTCGCCAGAAAAACAATGGAGAGATATTTATCTTTCTTCTGCTTCTCTTTACATTGATGGAACTCCTGTATTACAGTCAAATAATTCTGAACTTATCATTAGTACAGATGTCAACCAATCTCTTAAATTGGTTGAAACTGGTGCTGATACAATAACTTTACAAACAGAGAATGGTGATATTACATTTGCTACAACAGGAAATGGTAATATCGAATTAGATGCACCAATCCAAATTGCCGCAGGTAATAAAATTCTTTCATCTGATGGAAACAATATCCATTTTGGAAATGGATTAAGTGTAACTGGTAGTATTTCTTTAAGTGGTAATGTTGATGGTGTTGATGTTGCTACATTAAAATCTTCATTCGATACTCTTAATTCTAAATCATTAGTTTCAGGTTCATCACAAGTTGATGTAACTGCTACAACTGGTTATTCTGCTATATCTTCTCACATATCTTCTACATCAAACCCACACTCGGTAACAAAAGCTCAAGTTGGTTTAGGTAGTGTAGATAATACTTCAGATTTAGATAAACCAGTATCAACTGCAACTCAAACTGCATTAAATGCAAAATTGAATATCAATGGAGCAGGTGTAGTTTCGGGTTCATCTCAAGTTGATGTAACTGCAACTGCAAATTACTCAACCATATCTTCTCACATTAGTGATACATCTAATCCACACTCTGTAACAAAATCTCAAGTTGGATTAGGAAATGTAGATAATACTTCAGATTTAGATAAGCCAATTTCTACTGCAACTCAAGATGCATTAGATTTAAAAGCTACTGTATCTGCATTAAACACTCAAGCAGGTAGAATTGATGCAATCCTTGCTTCATCTACTGCAGACGCAGATACATTCGCTGAAATTGTATCCTTAATTAATTCAGTAGATACTACAAACGATTCTGCATTTGCTGGATTTGTAACTTCATCTAATGCTGCACAAGCAGTACAAGATGATAGATTATCTGCTTTGGAATCTACAAGTGGTTCATTACTTTCTTCTTTAGATTCTCATATTTCCGACACAGATAATCCACACTCTGTAACAAAAGCACAAGTTGGATTAGGAAATGTAGATAATACTTCAGATGCTAACAAACCAGTATCAACTGCACAACAAACTGCATTGAATTTAAAAGCAGATTCTACAACTTTATCTGCTCACGTTGGTGATACTAATAACCCACACTCGGTAACAAAAGCTCAAGTTGGATTAGGAAACGTAGATAATACTTCAGATTTAGATAAACCAGTATCAACTGCCCAACAAACTGCATTAAATGCAAAATTGAATATCAATGGAGCAGGTGTAGTTTCGGGTTCATCTCAAGTTTCTTATCCAAGTTTATCTAATATTCCAAGTGGAATAGTTTCTGGCTCATCTCAAGTTTTAGGTGGAAGTGGAATTGTATCATCTTCTGCACAAATTGATTCATTAGGATTCTTAAAAGTAGGTGGAGATGGTGTAATTTCAGGTTCATCTCAAGTTTCATTTAGTTCAATCGTAGATAAACCAACTTTAATTAGTGGTTCATCACAAGTAGACCATGATTCAACTACAAACTTTGTTGCAAACAAACACATTGACCACTCAACTGTATCAGTTACTGCAGGTGCAGGTTTAACTGGTGGTGGTGATATTACAATCTCAAGAACTTTAAATGTTGTTTCTGCAAATGATGCTATTCTTGTAAATGCAAACGATATTCAGTTTGTTAATACATCTGTAACATTAAGAGATGGTATTAAAACTAAATTAAATCTTGACGGAGTACTTTCAGGTTCAACTCAAGTACAAGCTGGTTCAATTAGTGGTGATATTGCACTTGGTGCTCAAACAAGTGGTAACTATGTAGCTTCGTTAGTTGCTGGAACTAATATTACACTTTCAAACAATAGTGGTGAAGGTGCAACTCCAACAATCGGTTTAACAAATAATTCAATCACTATTTCAGGCACATCAGTATCTTTAGGTGGTTCAATTACAGATGCGGTATTATTTGGTGGAACTAATTTAATTTCAGGTTCAACTCAAATCCTTTCAGAAGTGTCTATTGATGAAGATGCAATGACATCGAATTCTGCTACTAAATTACCAACTCAACAATCGGTAAAAGCGTATGTAGATTCTAAAGTTGCAGGATTAGTAGATTCCGCTCCTGGTGCTCTTGATACTCTTAATGAACTTGCACTTGCACTTGGTGATGATGCAAACTTCTCAACAACCGTAACAACTTCAATCTCTACTAAAGCAAATAGTTCAGTACAAATTATTGCAGGTGCAGGTTTAACAGGTGGTGGTGATTTAACCGCAAGTAGAACTCTTAATATCGGTGCTGGTACGGGTGTAACTGTTGCTGCTGATAGTATATCTATTGGACAGCCAGTTGGAACTGGTGATACCGTACAATTTGCTAAACTTGGTGTAGGTGGAGCTGCAGATGCAACTTATGAATTGAAAGTAACTGGAGATATTGGTGCAACAGGTGATATCGTTGCTTATGTATCTTCGGATGAGAGATTGAAAAATAATATAGAATTGATTTCTAACCCAATTGAAAAAGTACAATCACTTCGTGGTGTAACTTGGGAATGGAATGAATTTGCTTCAGATGCTGCAAAACAATCACCAAATCTTGGTGTTATTGCACAAGAAGTAGAAAAAGTTCTTCCTCAATTGGTTCATGATAGAGAAAGTGGTTTTAAAGGTGTAGATTATTCTAAACTTACCGGTCTTTTAATTGAAGCAATAAAAGAACAACAAAAACAAATTGACGAATTAAAGTCAAAATTAGGTTAAAATTTTAATAGAAAATAACCTCCCCTTTATAGGGGAGGATTTTTTCCTTATATAAGGAAATTTTTTTTAATTTACCATATATATTCATATATATAATGAAAAAGGTAAGTCATAAATATGGCACAACAAGTAGTAAAGTTAAAGAGAACATCTGTACAAGGTAAGATACCCACTGTATCTAATTTAGAATTAGGAGAATTAGCAATCAATACCTTTGATGGTAGGTTGTTTTTTGAGAAGGATAATGGAGTTGAATCCATTCAGGAAATTCTAACTACTAATTCAAATGTTACTGGCTCTTTAAATTTAAATGGTGCTATAACTTCCTCAACATTATTAATTACAGGTGATACTACTATTGATGGTAACCTAACCATAGGTGGTAATATTACGATTGGAGATTCTACTACTGATTCAGTAACTATATCTGCTGAATTAAGTGGTTCTCTTATACCCGATTCAACTGACTTTTATGATTTAGGTTCTTCTACAAAAAAGTGGAATAAATTATACGTTGTAACATCTTCTGCTGATTATTTTATAGGTGATGGTAGTGGATTAACTAACTTACCAACCGCAGATGTATCACAAGTTGCAACCGTAACTTCTTCATTTGACAATACATCATCAATTTCAGTATCACATAATTTTAATACGAAAAATGTAATAATTTCGGTATATCAAAGCAATGATACTCAAATTATACCACAATCAGTAACTCTAACAAATAATAATACCGTAGATATTATTTTATCGGGTAATCATAGTGGTTATGTAGTTGTTGCAAAAGGTGGACATATAGTTTCTGGTTCTGCAGATGATTCAAATCAACTAAATGGCCAACCTGGTTCGTATTATTTAGATTATACAAACTTTACTAACACTCCAATAACAACTTATAAGGAAGATGTTAGTGGTAATTCTACTTATACAATTACTCACAATTTAAATGAGGAATACCCAATAGTACAATCTTGGAATACATCTACAAATAGACAAGAAGTTCCTTCAATAGTTGAATCTTTAAGTTTAAATTCAATAGAAGTAACTTTTTCAGGAAACTTTTTTGGTAGAATTATAGTTAAAAAATAAATGGTTTACGATGTATATTATACAACAGGTGGAGGTCCTTGGGTTAATGCAGGAACGGATACTTGGGTAAACCTATGGATAGACTTAATTGCACCTAAATTACAGGTAAAACCCATCCTTATTCTTCATAGAAACAAACCAAAAGGACATGAAGATTACCAATTTCCAATAGAAGCATATTGGCATGGTGATGATACCCAAAAAGTAGAAGAATTATGTAGAGGTGCACGTAGAATAAACATTCTACACGGTCATTATACCCCAATGGGAGTGATTGAGGAGAACAAACACAAGATTCACTCAAACATACTCCATAATTCAGTTGACCATATCTTAAAATCGCAAGTTGGGACTGATGCTTCATTAGGTTGGCATCCTTATTTAGATTCAAGTTGGGAAACACAAGTAAATGAATGGGCGACTCACTCAATTTGGGTAGGTTTATATGATATTTTAATTCCAAACCAAAATATTCGTAATTTTTACGAATTTAAACATCATCAACCTCTTTCAGAATCAAATAATATTGGTTTTGCTGCAAGATGTGAGGGTAGAAAGAATCCACATTATTTAGATGGATTAAAATCTTATATTTTTACAAATTCAGTAGAATTTAATCTAATTTGGAAAAATGGTGTAAAAATTGATACATCTAAATCAAAGATATACCATTATGATTCATCATTCAAAGATAAATTTTATAATATGAATTGGGGAATCTCCCATTCATCGTTTACATCAGAACCATTTGGATATGGTATTTTTGAAGCAGTAGATAGAGGTAAATTACCAATAATAAACAAAACTTGGTGTAAAGAATTAGAATACCCATATCGTGCTTCAACTAAAAAAGAATTCGGTTATATTTATAGTAAGTTGTTAGAAACCCCTTATGAAGAAAAAAATCGTTGGTTTAATGTTATTAAATCGTTTATGATTGATAATTTCTCTGATAAAGATAAGTGGGTAGAACAACTGCTCAATATTTATAATATATAGAGGAAATATAATTATGGCAATTACATCAGGAGAAACCCTTTCACTAAACTCATTAGGTTCTGCAACAGGACAAACAACTAAATCATTATCAGCTGCAAAAGGAAACACAACCGGTCCTATTGCAATGTCATCTTTTGGTATAGATGAAGTTGGTTCAATTAGTGGATATACTTATGCAGTCGAGGGTACATCAGAAAATTATACATTAGGATTTGTTGGTGCAGGTTCAAACTTCTCAAGAATTAGTTCAAGAGGTGCCAACTTTACTTGGTCTATTCCAACACAAGGTGGGTATTTAAGTTTAAGTACCGATTCTGGTGCAACAAGAACATTTTCAATAGGACAGATGAACCCACAAACTCCTGTTTCTCAATCTGCATTACAATCTATTGTTTCTCATACAATTAGAGTAGTTTTTGCAGATGGTTTTAATCACCATGCTACAAATTATAATTCAAATAGAGATAAAGTAGTTTATTCAGTAGATTCATACGATGGTAACTCTACTGCACTTTGCTTAAAATCAGATACTTTAGTAACACTTTCTGATGGTTCATCAATGCAAATTGGTGATTTGGAAGAAGGAATGAAATTAAAAGGATATTCATTGACAGGATTAAATTCTTCTATGAATATGATGGAGTGGAATTCTTCTGAATTATCACCTGAAGAAGTTGAGGTTAATGTTGTAAATGTTGTATTCTCATTTGCTGAAAGAGCTTATAATATTAATAATGGTGAAATTATTGCAACTGCAGAACACCCATTAGTAGTTAAAGATTCCAATGATGTTTTTAAATTTAAAACAGTACATTCAGTTGTTGTTGGTGACTCTTTAATAAAAGGAGATGGTTCTTCTGTTTTAGTTGAATCCATTGTAGTTGAAGAAGGTACTATTGAGATTGTATCTCTTGATGTAGATGGCCCTGATACTTATTTAGCAAATGGATACATTACTCACAATAAAGGTGGTGATACTCATAGTGATTTACCTGCACCTGGTGCTCCAACTTCATTAGCATATACATCAGTAAATGGTGAAAATAAAAATATAACTTGGGTTGCTCCTGCTTCAACCGGTACTACTGGTATTACTGCATATGATATTCAAGTAGATAATAATTCTGATTTTTCATCACCAAACTTGAATTTTTCAGAATATAGTACGACTACTTTAAATATTGTAGCATTACCAACTGGAACTTACTATGCAAGAGTTAGAGCAATAGACCATGGATTGAAATCAAACTGGACTTCAACTTTAACTATTAGTCATACTCAAGGTATTGGTCAATAATAATTTTATCGTTTGGTGAATTTCTATATATTTATATATATTAATAACAAACACTAAATTATATCAAAATGGCAAAAACAATTAAGTTTACAGAAGAAGAAGTAAATTCAATCAATCAATTGAGATTAGAAGTTGCTAATGTTTTTACTCAATTAGGACAAATTTCTATTGAGAAAAAAAGAAGAATGAATGAGTTAGAAAGTGTTGAAGCTCAATTACTACAAAAGCATTCCGAATTACAACAACAGGAACAAGAAATCTTCAAAGGATTAAATGAGAAGTATGGAGATGGTAATTATGACCCACAAACCGGTGAATTTACTCCAACTTCAGAAGACAAGTAATAAAACGAAAATTTATTTTTTGTAAAAGTTATCTATACTTATATAAAGAGTATTATTATACAAAAACATAACAAGGAGTAATAAAACATGGCAGAAAAGATTGTATCACCTGGTGTATTTACAAGAGAGAATGACCTTTCTTTCTTATCACAAGGTATTGGAGAAATCGGAGCAGCAATAATAGGACCATTCCATAAAGGACCTGCATTCGTACCAACCGTTGTTAGTACACAATCAGAATTTGAATCAATATTCGGTACACCGAATGGTGATTTCTACACGGGATATACCGTACAAAATTATTTAAGAGAAGCTGGAACAGTAACTATCGTTCGTGTTGGACACATCGGTGGTTATACTCATGTTGACCCAATTGCAATTAAAGTAAGTGGTTCTAATGGTATTCATGTTGTTGGTACTCTTAATGTAACTCACAATGGTGATGAATCAGTTGGTTTACCAAGTTCAGTAATTACATCTGTTCCATCTTCTTCTGCATTTTCTATTTCAGGTTCTGAATTAGGAACTGAATTATCTGCATCTATCTTACCATCTGCTGGTAATGATTTGTCGGATGTATTTGGTGAAAATGCAAGAGGTTCTAAAAATGCTTATGTTTACAATTACTACGAATCAGCTGCAACTAATTTAGTAAATGAAATTGCAAGTGGTTCTCAAGTAATTTTAGAAGTAATGCCTGACCAAGATTTTGCTCAAGATATTTCTCACGCTTCCACTCCTTGGATTCAATCACAATTAATTTCTGGTGAGAGACACAATCTTTTCCAATTACATACTCTTGGTGATGGTTCAAACTATAACAAAGAATATAAAGTATCTATCTTTAATGTAAAGGCAGCAGGAGAAACCAATTCTACTGATTACGCTACATTCTCATTAATGATTAGAGGCTATTCTGATACTGACAGAAGAAAATCTGTATTAGAAACTTACTCTAACTTAACACTTGACCCTGCATCTCCAAATTACATTAAGAAAGTAATTGGTGATATGAATGTTACTATTGATGCAAATGGTAAACAAACAATGAATGGTGATTATCAAAACCGTTCTAAATTTGTAAGAGTTGAAACTGCTGAAGAAGGTTCATTCCCAATCATCGCAGGACCATTTGGACATGAAGCTTATACTAACACAGTATTAGTTGCAACTGAAACTGAAGTTCCTGCAGTGGTATTCTCAACTGATTCAGATTCTAACACTGCTTCAAGTGGTACATCATTTAGTGGTATTGATTTAGAAACTGCAGTAGTTAAGATTGATAATTCACACTACCTTAAACCAATTCCAACCGGTGCTGGTGTAGGTTCTAACGTTGCTTTTGCTTTTGATTCTACATTATCTTATGAACTAACCGGTTCTGATTCTGCAGATGTAAATAAAAGACAATTTACAGTAGGTTTCCAAGGTGGATTCGATGGTGTATCTCCAACAGTTAAAGCTGCAAAAGCAGGTGATTCTGATTGGGGTGCTGGAAACTCTCAAGGTTTCAACTTATCTACTTCAACTGCAAGTGGTTCAGTTGCCTATGTAAAAGCAATCAATGCAGTATCTAATCCTGATGATTTTGATATCAACTTGGTATCTGCACCTGGTGTTGTTCGTAGATTACATTCTTATGTATTTGATAAAGTAGT